AGGGTGATTAGGAGTACGCTTTGGCTTGTTATAGCCAGATACACCAATTCTTTTTAATACTGAATCTGTCATTTTTGTCCCTTAATTTCTTTTTTAGTCTTAGGGTCAAAGCGAGTTTTTTCTGTACCATCCTTACGGAGAATAACAATCATACCGTCCCGCATAATTGATTTATTAAACCCGTCATGACGCTTGCGTTGACCCGATGACATTACTTACTCAGTTCCTCTTCCAAATTTAAACCCACGAATCTTAGTGATATCGTGTTTTCCACCTTTACCCTGCAGATATGGGTCAAGAGCCCTCATTTTAAACTCACGAGTTACTGCTCGTTGACGTTCTACCTTTTGTTGGGTTGATAGTTGATTTGATTTATTAGCCATATTACTTCTTCTTACCCATTTTCTTCATAACCATTTTCTTGCCAGCCTTTTTGGCTGCCTTCTTGGCCATTGCCTTACCTTTTGCTGTGTAAGGGAATTCCATTTTTCCTACTTTTGGCATTATATTTGTCCTATCTCTTTCATTACGGCTGCGGCTTTTGGAGTTATATCTTTAGTCTTAGGCATAGTGTCCGCATTATACGCTTTACCTAATACTTCTGAAGCCCTATGCGCTTCCTGTACGTGACGCATAGTTGTTCCTGCTGGTTGTATCCCCTGCGCTCTAGCATCTCTATATGCCTGTAACTCAGAGTTCCATTTCTTATCTGGTATATCTCTTTTAGCATCTCCAGTATTCATCTGAAGACTTAAACCTTTACATCCAAAACATTCCTCAACTGGAGTCGGATGATATTCCCAGTGTTTCATTTATCCCCTTATACTGCTGTGAAGTTTGCCTCTGTAACTCCTATACCACCAGCAATTAATGCTGCTTTGGTAACGTCATTTACTATATGTTTATGCCCACCGATATAGAACTCTTCATATGTTTCTACACTTGGGTCTAATGGATATCGATTGATTCTATATGAACCATTCTGCTTTACCACAGAAGTGCCAACATTCCTTTTATAGAAGTAGAACAATCGGTGTTTACCCGATGGGCCTTCTTGTACATTAGGTGTTGTAAATATGAAATCTGCCATTGTTCTCCTTAATGAACTTACTCCGTAGCAGGAATATTTCTACTCCTGCTACAGCGTCAATCAACTAAGCGATTGAAGAACCTGATTCGATTCTGTATAGTGCCTCTTCACGGTAGCGAGCAAATCCTAATACGCCGTACCAACCCATTGGGCGGTGACGCATCAAGCGGTCAACTACTGGTCCGATAACTACATGTGGCTCTTCTGCCACTGCCTCAGCAAGTGCTTGCTGTCCTGCTAGAATTGTGCGGTATACACGAGCAGATGAAGAACCATCTGTTGCGTTGTATAGACGTGGAGACTCTACGAAGTATGCACCCTCGTATGTTCCAATCTCTCCTGCCCAAATGCGGTCTTGTGCAGATCCGTATTGGTTAGGAAGCAACCATCCTGCGGAACCTGTCTCAGCACGAAGATCGTGTGAAACTTCTGGGTGGATACCACACCAGTATAGGCTACCCTTGCGAGCAACAGCCTTGTTAGCACGTAACTTGGCTACAGCCTTGCGTAGGTTTGCAGATGAAAGAGTTGCAGCAGCAGTAATTGTTGCTGTTGAGGTTGCTGTTGAACCTGAGTAGATTACGTTTGAGCCGCCACGCAATGTTGTCATTGCTACGGAGTCAATAGAATCTGCTAGGTTGTAAGCGATAATGTTTGCGATTGCAGGGTCAACATCTGCAAGAGAGAATAACTCTAATGCACGTGTTACTAACACTGAGTTACCGTACTCGTTAAGAGTAATGGTTACTGATGTTGGTGTTGACATTGCTACTGAATCAACATCGTCGTTCTCTGTTAATGCAGTAGTTGCTGTTGATAGGTCAACATAGCGTTGTAAAACGACTGTTGAACCTGGGATTGCTTGACGTGCTGGACGCTTATCTGCGACAGAACGAATTAGGGGTTCTGAACGGAGAGCGAATTCAAGAAGACGATCATATGCCTTCTGAACCAAACCAGCAGCACCAGCGGTACCTCCTAAAGAGGAACTACCTGTGGTAGTATAGTTTACTGTTGCCATTGTTTGTCACCTCCAAGTGACTATGAACGGAATTATTGTGAGCGAAGTACATCTAATAATGCATCCATCGAATCTGCATTATCAATGCGAAGATTTAAATCCTCTGCTCTATCCGGGGTCATAGCATTTTGTGTAAGTACATCTTGCTGTCTTAAGGCAGCCTTATCTGTTTCACTTACTCTTGGCTCTTCTTTGTCAATCTTAATTCCAAATAAATCAGCGTTATCATCGAGCCAGTTATTCACTGACTCCTCGTTAACATCGTCTAAGTCTTTAAGAACAAGTCTAGCAGCCTTTGCGTTGACACCCTTCTTTTCTAGGACTTCTTTGACAACTCGTTCACGCTGCACCTTGGATAATCCCTCAAGTTGCTCAGTGAGTTCTTTGATACGTTTCTCATCTGCACGTTTGGCTTTACGTAACTTTTTAAGTAAGTCACTTCCATCCATTTGTACATCTGTATCTGTATCTAGATCGTCGTCTTCTTCTTCCCAGTAGTTGTTGCTCATAGCAACCCACCCTTCTATTCGTTGTAGTCGCAAGCCTCAATTCAATTCGGGGAAATTGGTTGGCTCTTGCTATCGGTCTAATACACTGCACGGGGCCGATTGATCCGTGTCAGGATTCTATTTATACGTTGGTTATACTGCTTAGTGCGCCTCTGCCCAGACCAGATTGTTTGCGGAACTGTGCTGTTTCAAGTTCCGTTAATCTCTGTCTTTTACGAGCCGCTGATGCTAGACCTTGTAATTGTTCTTGTTCTGCTTCTAATCTACCGTATTGCTCTTCAGTTCCACCATAGATAGAACTTAATTTTTCAGCAGTTGGTAATAGTTGCGCTATCTTTCTATATCCCTCTTCGGCTTGTGCCTTAGTAACACCTTGACGTCCCAGTACATCAGCACCTAGTGTGCCTCTTGATACGTTGGTATACCCTACGTTTGCCTGTGCCTCAGTTGCAGCAAGTTCACTAGGAACTAATCCTTGACGAAGTGCAGCACCACCAATTTCAGCAGCCTTAACTTTTCTTTCTAGTGCAGGTAATTGATTTACTGGATCAAGCATACCAGCAACTATATCATTAAAACCTAATGATGAAAAGAATTTATTAAATGTAGATTGAACTACTTGGTCATTTAGTACTCTATCGTACCCTAATTGAACCCTATCAGTTACCTCTTCTATATCAAGATCGTTTTTAATAAACGTATCATAGTAGGCTTGTGTATTAAATGTAGGTAAGTTATAGGCATTGAATACTTTTATGTATCCTTGTTCTAATTTGAGGTATTCTCCTGGAGAAAGAACTGGTTTGCCAGCCTTTAATCTATCTGCATTGGCAGCAAATCTCTCATTAAATTTAGCATTATATCTAGAGTCAAATTGTAATAATGTTAATATATCTTCGCTACTAGCCTCTGGGTATTCATCACGAATAGTTTCTAGCACTGAAGCAAGCCCAGTAATTCTATATGATTCAAGAATTTTACCTATAGTATCATATGCTACATTTGTAGATTTTTGTTTTTCTTCTTCATATATAGCACCTGGGATATTAACTGGAGTACTATATATATTAATCAAATTTTCCGTAGTAGTTACATCACCTTGTTCTACTTTGGTTTGCTCAGAAATGTTACGACCAATATTCTCACCAGTGTAAGCATTAAGAACAGCACCTTGTAATCCATAGCGAGCAGACATTGCTGCTAAACCTCTTGCAGCACCTGGATCTATCCCAGCAGGTGTACCAGCCAAAGCCTTTTCAAATATTGCTTGACCAGTCTGGCCCTTAGCCGTAGTCTGTGCAGTAGCAAGCGCTTTTTGTACTACTGGTAATTTTGCTTGTTGCTCGGCTAACCTTGCTGGTCTTTCAGCCTCAGCCCGTTGAGCAGCAGCAATTTGTGCTTGATTAGTAATTTTTTTACCTGGAGTTGCCATTGCTTCCTTATCCTATGTTAAACGCTTTAAGTAATGTCTGCATATCACCCAAGGAGCGCTGTTTATAAGCATCTGTTTTCTTAAACTCTGGGCTTCTATAAAGTTGTTTCTTATAGTCTTGTATGGATAACGGAGCAGGGCCTGAACCAATTTCATACATATCAGATACTTTAATCTGATCTGCAGGTATACCAAGTATCTGTGCTCTAGTATTTATCCAAGGAGATAATACTTCTCTAGCATTCTTTCCTTGTGCAAATAGATCTTTAAATGCTGGCATAACTGTACTAGCCTGCATCATAACACCATCAATTACATTCTTATATGCATCAGCACTTCTTAATGATTGAACCGCTTTATTATAAATATCTTTTTCATTAGTTGGAATACCATTGTCATCATAGGCACTTCTAATACTTCTAACAACTCGGCCTAAAGAACCTTTATCTATAACCCCTGGGGTTAATCCAGTCTGGCTAATATTATATACTTCATTTGCTTTTTTCTGAACGTACCTTAAAAGAATATCTTCTTTTTGTTGAGCAGTTATTCCAGCAGGAGATGCCTCAAGAGTATTAATTTCTTTAGCGTAAGACTTAACTAACTTAGGGTCTACTTTAGTTTCAAATAAATCTAAAAACGTAGCATTTAATTCTGCTTCTATAGCGGCTAAAGATGTAACTGCCTTGGCTTGAGTTGTAACTCTGCCAAAATATTTAGATGCCAATCCTGGATTTGATATAAGATTGCTTAAAGTAACATTTGGCGTTGCGTCACCTAGTTGATCTTGAACCCCTAAAATACTTTCTAGTGCTGTAGCATCTACTGGGCGCCATATTACTCTATTACCCATACTCTGTACATATGCGGTAGTAGGTGCTTGACCACTAGGATATAGGTTAGGAACTTGTCCTAATCTAAGAAGTAATGCTGCCTTTTCTGCTGCACTTTGATTAGCAAGAAACTTTTCGGCGTCACCTTTATTTGCTGATGCAGTAGTGTAGGTTGGACCAGTATAATCTAATCTGTATGGAACCCCAGGGAATCCACTAGTACCAGCCCTTATAGGAGTTCCTATTTCTAAATTTAATAAGCCTTTATTACCAGTTGAACCACCCGCTGGAGCATTTGCATTTTGTGCGTCTAGGCTAGGAGTCATAGTAGTTGACCCTGTTGGTTTTTCGTTTTTATCTCTTACGGCAGATACACCAAATGCGGCTGCTCCTGCTCCTGCAACTTTACCCTTTTTAGATTTAGGAATAATTTTTTTTGCAGTCTTAGCAATAGGTATAAGGGCTGACATATTAGATTAACCTTCCAATTCTTTTTTAAAGAATGAGTTTC